AATGCCTTGAATTCTTGGAAATTAAAAAATAAATAATTATATTTGTTATATAAAAAAACAGAAAAAAAATAAAAACAAATAAAAACAAATAAAAACAATGGAAAATAAAGAAGAAAAAATTTCAAAAGATGAAATGTTAAGTTTTGTAATAAAAACTTTACAAGATTTCAAAAAAGGTACTATCTTATTTGATAGTGGTAAAATCCAAATTTATAATGATGGAATTTATCCTGTAATTAATGTTTATGATTCTGGAGAAAGAAGAATACCAGGCACAGCAAGCGGTAGAGCTCATGTTAATATAGATAATTTAAATGTAGAAATTACTTCAGAAGATTTCAAAGATTTATATGATAAATGTATGGAAGTAAAAAATGGCTCTAATGATAGAATAATTTCTTTTATAAAAAGAGAACTTTCATGCTCTCCAGAATATGTTTGTAAAAATATTTTTTATGATAAAATAAAAAAATATATTGAAGAACAGATTAGAAATTTTGAAGGAGTTAAATCTGTAGACAAAGTAATTGACGCCAATAGTCTAAATGATAATGTGTTTAGTATTTGCACTTCTGATGTTAATGGTAATTTGACTAAATCAGTTAAGGTTACAATTGAAAAAATTTAATATTAAAACAAAAGAATAAGGCATATGAGTTTTTTGTTAACACAGAAGAAATTTTGCAATATACACGTTTGACAAGAAATTTACATAATAGGAGCGAAAGCCCACTCATCAGCTTTGCTGTGGGTGGGATGAAAGCGACCCATTAAAGAATTTTTAAATAAATTTTGATGTTTCTTTAAATTTTTATTTTTTCTTACTATTTATAATTGATGCTGAAGGCTTTTAAATACAAAATTAATCCTACAAAGGAACAGTCCGTTTTGTTAAACAAACATATTGGAGCAAGTCGCTTTGTGTATAATTTAGCCTTGGAATGTAAGCAAATGGCTTGGGCTGGTAATAAGGTTATTTTAAGTTGTTTTGCCTTGCACAGCCAACTAAAAGACCTTAAAACAGAATGTGAATGGCTTAAGGAAATAAATAGCCAATCCTTACAACAATCAATAACCAACTTAGATAAGGCATATACCGCTTTTTTTAAAGGGCAAAACAGTTTCCCGAAGTTCAAAAAGAAATCGAACGGTGGCAGTTTCAATATTCCACAAAATGTTATTTTGGAAAACGGTAAGTTGATTATCCCGAAGTTCAAGAAGGGAATTGATATTGTTTTGCACCGTCCATTTAAAGGGGAAATAAGACAAGCCACAATAAGCAGAACACCAACAGGGAAATATTTTGTTTCTATACTTTGTGAAACAGGAGAAGTAATAAAACCAAAAGCAAAGGTTAAAGAAAACACAACCATTGGAATTGATTTAGGGATTAAAACATATCTTGTTTCATCTGACGGAAAAGAGTTTGACAATCCAAAATTCCTTCGTAAAGCCCAAAGCAAATTAAAATATGTACAACGTAAATACTCAAAACATAAAGGAAAACGAACAAAGGACAGGTTAGCAATACTCCACGAAAAAGTAGCTAACCAAAGAAAAGATTTTCTACACAAAACTTCAAGCGAACTAATCAAGAACCACGATAGTTTAGTCATTGAAGATTTAGCAATTTCCAGTATGATGAAAAACCACAAACTTGCACAATCAATAAGTGATGCAGCGTGGTCAACTTTTGTAACTATGTTGGAATATAAAGCAGAATGGTATGGTAAAAACATTCTGAAAATTGGTAGATTTGAACCATCATCGAAACTACACGCAAATTGTGGACACATAAACAAAGACCTTTCCCTATCAGATAGAGAGTGGACTTGTCCGAAATGTGGTAAAGTTGTTTTGAGGGATGTAAATGCAGCCATAAACATTAAATCATTTGCATTAAAAAATATCTTATCTGGAACGGATAGGAAAAATCAAGGTGAGTTGCCAACATTAGTTGGAACATTGACCCTTGAAGCCCAACCCATCGCCTCTGGCGTGGGTGGGTAGTTCACATCCCTAATTGTTTCTTTAAGCTTTTTTTGTAAGTTGTTCATTTTCTATTTGTCTTGTTAATTCGTAAAATCTTGCAAGGAATTTTACCTTTGCCTCTTCTGGGTCCCAGAATTCAAAACCGTTTTTAAAATTACTTACCTCATAAAGATAGAGTTCATAATCAATTTTGTGAACTTCATCTGTAAGCGGATAAGTAAGTTTGAATTTATTAAAAATAACCCCCATCAAGTTATCTTCAACCTCAACATACCAAGGCATCATTATCTTAATTGGCTTCGGCATATCAAGCATATAAGCTTCTGATGCATCATGCATAAGCAATTCTAATTGCTCTTGATAAGTTTTGCCTCTAAGAGAACAAAGTACACTATGTTGTCCTACTGAATAAAATTTTGGAGTATGACCACCATATCTTGGGACATTTGATAAAGCATGAGCAATATCCTCAATTAAAATATCTTCAGCCTTTGGCTTACAAATATTTATCTCGATTCCAGAGTAAGTTGTAATTACTCCAGGCTCGATTTTTTTAGCTAAGTTTATTGTCATAAGCTATTTGTTTGAACCACAAATGTATAAATTAATTTCAATATATGCAAATACTGGGGTTTTTTTGATTATTTATTATAAAAAAGCGCCGTGAACATTAAGAAATTGATAAGAGAAGAACTTGAACAGTTGATGAAGAAATCGACTGCTGAGAGAGTTTTTGACCAAGATATTTCATATATAAATGGTTTTGAGCTTACTAAAAAAGAAGTAAAAAACAATGAAAATGTGTGGGTTTTTGAATATAAGACAAAGGACTACACAATAAGATTTTATGTTAGCGAGAATAAAACTAATGAGTCTTGGAGAGCAAAAGTTTTTATTTATTGGAAAGAACAATCAAGAGATTTTACAAATGCTAAGGGGAAGGATTATGAATACACATTCGGCCCATATTCTTCATACGAAGAAATGATTGAAGATTTAAATAGAAAATTAAAAAATAACCCACTCATATCTTCAAAGAATTACTTTGATGATAATAAGACGCAACTTGATACGGATATTTTTGAAATGTTCAAGAAGCTGGAAAATGAGAAGGGAAAATTAAGTAAGGTAAAAGATAAGAAATTCAATGACCTAAAGAGGTTATATAACAAGGTTTATAAAATACAAAGCAAGGAAGAATTAGATGCTTTTCTTGAGAAGGAATACTCTACGGAAGCCGATAAACAAACTCTCTTGCTTGTTCTGCAAAAACTATTTCAATTGGATTTTTATTTACACAAAGAAGAATTAGAAGGATTATTCTAAACTATTTATATTAAAAAATAATTATGGCTTTTCATAACACAAATTACACAATTATTCCTTTAACAAGTGGTACTTATACTACAGGAGATTTAGGAAATGGAATTACAGCATCAACTGTACATGAAGTTTTTTGTACTTCCTCTGGAAGTATTACTATTACAGCACTTGGTGGTGGTACTGCTACATTTGCGCTTACTGCTGGACAAAGCGTTAAAGTTCTTGTTGGTAGTTGCACTATTGTGAGTGGAACTTATGTGGGTTTTAAGACAAAATTTGATGCTTCTGGTTTCGGAAGACCTCAATAATAATTCAATTTAAGAAAAAATGGGAATATTTTGCGCAGATGGATGTTTAACAGGTATGTCTCAACATGAGCAAACCAAACTTTTCAAGAGGATTAGATTCTTTCTTGGTGAACCTGTCATGCAGGTAGAGTTGAGTGATGAGCAAATAGAGATTGCTATATGCATGGCAATTGAAGAATACTCTTCATACATAAACAACTGGGTGTTACAAAATAGATTAGGTGAAATGCTTGGTCTTCCTTCGGAGATTGACTTCACTCTTAAATATGTTTCCAATACTCTATATTTTGAAAAACAATATGCTACAGCATTTGGAGAACAAGTGGGGCTTGGAGCTAATAGTATTAGAGAGGTAAAAACAGGCTCTATTACATTGACAGCTGGTACACAAAATTACCTTCTTCCTGCTGGGATTGAAGTTGACCAAATAATGTGGTTCACTCCAAGTTTCATAAACCTATTCGGTCTTGACCCATTCTCAAATTCAAATATAGCATTTACAGAATTTGGGGCCTCTTTTGCAGGTCACACTCTTTATCACGTAATGCCTGTGTTTGATACAATACTTACAGCGCAAGCTGCTGAGTTACGTAATAGAGTTAGGGGGTCTGAATATTCTTATATTTTAAGAGGTGGGCCTGATGGTCAAAGATTATTAAAACTTATTCCTGTTCCTGTGCCTGGAAATAGCTCTGCAAGTGCTGGTGGTACAGGTACTCCTGGAACTTTATTTTATACATACTACGATAAAGTAACATTATACAGTGGAAACACTGGAAACCCTGGTTTTACAGGATATACGCAATCACAAGTAGATGCGGGATTCCAAGGAAATGGGCTTGTATCAACTCCTGCTGATGCACAACTTAATTTCTTAAGTTATAATCAACTTAATTCTGTGGCTCAAAGTTGGGTTAAGAGATATGCTCTTGCGCTATGTAGAGAGATTCTTGGTCTTGGTATTAGAGGTAAGTTTAATGGACAGCTTCCGATTCCTGGTGATGAACTAACACTTAATAAAGATGACTTGATTAATACAGGTAGAGATGATAAGGAAAAATTAATGACAGAGCTTAAAGAGCAACTTGCAGAGCTTTCATACGATAAGATATTAGAAAAGAGAGCGGCTATTCAAGAGAGCATTAATAAAAGTCTTGGATATGGCCCTTCAGGGATATATGTATTCTAAAAATAGACAATGGCTGATATAAATGAGATAGGAGAAAATCCAGAAAATCTTGATTCTGCTGAGGCAACACCTAAGGGGATTAAGATGTTTTTTGGAAATAAAGAAGCTAATTTTTTTACTAATGTTGGTAGAGAAATTACAGAAGGGGTGCTTGAAGAAAGTTTCCTCCTATATCGTATTGACCTTGAAAAAACAAAAGCTGACTTCTACGGACAAGCTAAGAAGAAAGTTTGGTTACCAGAGATTCAAATATTCGGCAGAATTAACGTAGAAGTAGAAAAACCAAAATATGTTACAAAAGGTGCTGTTGAAAAGAAAGGTATGGGTAAATTAACTGCTCATGTATATCTTGACCATTTAGAAGAAAATGGATTAATTACAAAACAGCAAAATACCAACGTTATTGTTTCAGGTATTAAGATGGGACACTTTATTGGATACAAAGGACAATTTTACAAAATTGTTGATGATGGTTATTCTCAAATATCAAACGAATATTCTTGGGCAGGTGATAGAAGATTCTTTATTACAATTGAAGCTATTGAAGTAGATGAAGAGATATTTCAAGGTAGGTAAAAAGGCGGGTTTCTTTCTATATACATAAATATTTATGTAATTAGAATACTACAATTTTATTACCAGACTTTAGGAAAAAACACCAAAAACTCAACGCCCCCTCTCATCCCCCAATTTCGAAAAAAATTGTTTATAAAGCCCCAAATTAGGCAATATAATACCAGGCCAATAAAATCAGCCAAGTGGGTGAGAAGGAGCGGCTTTTGATGTTTTATTCCTGAATTATAAGGTACCATCCCCCAGGGTAAAAACACCTAAACGTGAAACCACGCCCCGAAGAAAACACAGTTTAGGTTAAAAAATCAATCAAATATAATAATAAAAAACTCCCCTACCAAATTTTTTTTAAAACTATTTATAGAGAAACAAATGTCCATCACAGATAACATAAACCATAACCTCGATAAGGACTTTGAAAACCACGCATTTTTACCTCAAGAATTATCTCTTGAACACCTTGATAAAGGCATGTACGAATTCATTAAGAATTTGAACATTACAGTCATGGATGAGACAGGAAATTCAAGAGCTGTACCTGTTGTTTTTAATACTCAAGAACTTTGGGCTGAAAGGAGAATGAACTGGAAGAGTATGAGAAGTGAGTATGGTGAAGAATTAACAAGGCCGTTTATTGTAATAACAAGAACAGCCGTTAAACAAGGAACCTCCCCCCTAAAAAGGACAATACCAGTTAAGAAAAAATTTACATTCCAAAGAGTGCCAACATTTGATGGGACTTTGAAGGGTTATGTTTTGTATAAAATCCCACAACCGACTTATGTTGATGTAAACTACGAAGTTGTATTTGTGAGTACATACGTTAGTGATGTTAATAACTTTTATGAAACAATGATTAGAGATGCATATTCAGACCTACAAGGTTATATGAATATCAATGGTTATCATATATCTTCAAGAATAGAATCTACAAGTGAAACAAGAGAGGAAGAGCTTGCAAGTGAAAGGGTTTATGAGATTTCAATCCCAATACTTGTGTATGGTAAATTGGTAGACCCAACTAAGTTTGAGAAGGTGAATACGATTAATAAAATTCAAATCAAGATTTCTGAGAAAAAATCTGATAAATGAAATAGTTTTTGAGATTTTTTAAATATTTATAATAAAACTTTAAACCGTATGGTAGTTAGGAATAAGAAGAATGGCAGTAACGTCTTAGCGTTTAAAGCAAGCTTAAAAAACAACAGAGTTGTATTCAAGGCTGGTGAGACGATTGACATCCCTTCTTTAACTGATTACAATCAGATAATAAATAAGGCTGATTTCGAAAAAAGAGGATGGTTTGAAGTGGTATCAGTAGTAAATAAAACAGTATTAGAGCAAGAAAGCAACTTGGAAAAAGCTAAAAAGGAAGTAAAAAATTATACTCAAAATGATTAAAAGTGGTATTTATATAATAAAAAATTTAATTAACAATAAGTTGTATGTTGGAAGCGCTATTAATATAAATAATAGATGGGATAAACATATTAGTGATTTAAAATTAAATAAACATCATTCTATTAAATTGCAAAGAGCTTGGAATAAATACGGGTCTATAAATTTTAAGTTTGATGTATTAGAATTTTGTATTGATGAAAAACTTTTAATACAAGAACAATATTGGATTGATAATTTAGAAGTATATAAAAATGGTTATAACTGTAGACCAAAAGCAAATAGTAATTTTGGTTTAAATTTTACTGAAGAGCATAAAATAAAAATTGGAAATTCTAATAGAGGTAAAAAGAGAACAGAAATATCAAGAGAAAAGATGTCTAATTCAAAAAAAGGCACAACACTATCTGAAGAACATAAAAAAAAGATTTCAGATAGCATGAAAAAACATAAAAAGAGTGTTGAACACAAAGAAAATCTAAGCCGCTCTTTAAAAGGTAAAATAGTTTCAGAGGAAACAAAAATAAAAATGAGTAATTCAAGAATGGGAAAATCTCCTTGGAATAAAAAATAAAAAAAACAACAAAAAAAAACAAATAACAATATGGCAACAATTTTCGTATCACCAGGTGTTTATACCAAAGAACAAGACTTTTCAGTTTTTGCTTCTCGTATTGGTATTACAAGACTTGGATTAGTCGGAAAGACTGAAAAAGGTCCAGCGTTTGAACCTATAAAAATTAGAACTTCCGATGAATATTTGTTAAGATTCGGTGGCACAGCTCCTGAACTTCCTTTGTCATACGTGGCAAATGCGTTCTTAGGCCAGGCTAATGAATTAACAGTAACAAGACTTTTAGGAAGCACAGGTTTCGTTAACTCACCTGCTTGGATTATAGCTGCGGCTATGTCAGGTGCTTCTTCTGGGGCTACATTAGCCGTATTAAGAAGTAAGAGAAGTCAAATTGATAACACTTTCTATTTTGACCAAGAATCAGATGTTAAGATAGGTGCTATCACTTCAGCTCTTGGAGAATTTATCTTATCTGCTACTACTGGTCCTTTAACTGGAGAAACAAATAGTGGTATCACTGTTTCATTAGATGAAACAAAAGATAGCTATATTACAAAAATTTTAGGTAAGAGCCCGAAAGTAATTGCGGGATTACCAAACTTATATGTAGAAAGAATTTACCCTCACTTCTTAAGAGAAGCTGTTAATAGAGGAGAAGTTCTTAATATCTATAGCGCAACTGTATTCTCTCAAGAAGTAGCTTATACAGATTTCCAAGATACTTACACAAACGCTATTACACCTTGGGTAGTATCAAGAGTTGTTGGTGGTAACGTAAGAGATTTATTCAGAGTTCAAACTATTTCTGATGGTGACAACTCAAATAGAGAGGTTAAGATTTCTATTGCAAATATTGATATCGTTAATTATACTTTCGACCTTATCGTAAGAAGCTTTAATGATACTGATGCAACTGCATCTCTTACAGCTCTTGAAAGATGGTCTAATTTATCTTTCGATAAGACAAGCCCTACTTACATTGCTAAAGTAATCGGTACTACTGATGAAGAGTATCCAAGAAAATCTAATTTCATTACAATTGATTTAGCTGAAAATATTCCTTCTACTTCAGTACCTGCTGGTTTCAGAGGTTACACTTTAAGAGGTTCAGGAATAAGTGGAACAACTGCTCCAGGTATTTTCTATAAGACACAATACTTCTCAGCTGATACTAAATTCAAGACTTACCTTGGTATTTCTGAATTAGCTTACACAAGCTTAACACAAAACATGGTTTCTGTAAGAAACTCAGTTAAGACTCTTGAGACTGATTTATTTGCTTATGATGGAGCTGTAACAAGCGGAACTGTAACAACTAAAGGTTTCCACTTAGAAAACACTGCAGATGCAACTTACTTTATTAGTGGTAATAAAAATAGCTTAACAGCTTATACAAATGATGCTCAAACATTAATTGATAAAAACTTGCTTAAGTTTACTTTGGTGCCTGCAGGTGGTTTCGATGGTTGGGATAAATACAGACAATACGAAAATACATATGAAGAATTTAAAGATGCTTATCAAGATAATGTAGACGCATTTAAGGCAGGTATTGATACAATGGAAAACCCACTTGAAATCGACATTAACTTATTTGCTACTCCAGGTATTGACTTCAGTAATAACGAGACAATCGTAAGATATGCTCTTGATATGGTTGAGACAAGAACTGATTCTTTATACATCATTGATGCGCCAAGATTAACTGTAGGAGCTGAAAAAGGAACCACAGAAGAAGTGGTTTCAAGTTTAGAAGCTACAGGTATCGACAGCAATTACGCTGCTACATACTGGCCATGGATTCAAATTGAAGATAATTCAAGTAATTTATATACTTGGCAATCTCCTACTTTATTAGTTGTTAGAGCTATTGCTTACACTGATAACGTAGCAGCACCTTGGTTCGCACCAGCTGGTCTTAATAGAGGTCTTGCAGGAGCAGGAGTTATCCAAACTGATGTTAAATTAAGAAAAGATGGTCTTGATACATTATATGGAGGAAGAGTAAACCCAGTTTCTTCTTCAATCCAACAAGGTATCTCATTGATGGGTCAAAAAACTCTTCAAGTTAGACAATCTGCTCTTGATAGAATTAACGTAAGAAGGTTACTTCTTCAAATCAGAAGATTAGTTGCAGCTGCTTCTATGACATTATTGTTCGAACAAAATGACCAAACAGTAAGAGACCAATTCTTAGCTAAGGTAGAACCTATCTTATTACAAATACAAAACCAAAGAGGTTTAAGTGGCTTTAAGGTTGTAATGGATGATAGCAATAACACAGCTGATACAATTGATAGAAATACACTTGTTGGTAAAATACAATTAAAACCAACAAGAGCTGTAGAATACATCGACTTAACATTCCAAGTATTACCTACTGGGGCCAGATTTGAGGATTTCTAACTTTTTGATTATCAAGTAGTTATAAAACTAAACAAAATCAAGGGATACAGAAATGTGTCCCTTTTTTGTTTATTTTAAAAATTTATATATATTTATTGATACCAATAGCTTAAAAGTGAAAATATATGAAAACAAATTGTAATTATTGTGGTCAAGAAAACCCAAAACATGGGATGAAAACTTGTTCCAGGAAGTGTGCTGATGAATTAAAAAAAATAAATAGCAGAGAGAAACGTCAGTGTTTATTTTGCAAGTGTGAATTTGAGGTTAGAAAAAAAGATTCCAAGCAAATTTGTTCTGAAGAATGCAGGAGGAGTTGGGCAGAGTTACCAGAAAATATAGAGGCTCGCATAAACGCCTCAAAAAAAGCTGTTAAGGAGAAGTTTGGTGTTGATAATGTATTTCAATTGGATTCAATTAAAGAAAAAAGTAAGGAAACTAAGTTAGAAAAATATGGTGATGAGAATTATTGTAATAGAGAACAGCAAAATAAAACTTTATATGAAAAATATGGAGTTAATTATTTTAATGAGTTAAATAGTAAGCTTGCAAATAAATTTGAAGAAAAGTATGGGGTTTCTCATCCATTAAAGTTAAAGGAATTTAAAGAAAAACTAAAAGAAACTACTTTTGAAAAATATGGAGTAGAAAATGTATCTCAAAACCATGATGTAAAAAATAAAAAAAAAGAAACAATTAAAGAAAGGTTTGGTGTTGATAATATATCTCAAAATGAAGATATTAAAAAACAGAAAAAAGCCACCTCATTAAAGAATTTTGGTGTTGAGCATCACCTTAAGGATGTGGAAATGTTTCAGAAGCATCAGAAGGCAAGATTTAATATACAATCATACAAAGATACTGGAATTTTTTATAACGGTTCCTATGAGAAGTATTTCCTTGAATTATTAGAAGAAAGGGGCTTATTGGAATATGTGTCTAATGGAGATAGTTTCTTTTATAATCTGGATGGAGAGAGTCATACATATCATGTTGATTTTAAGTTTCGTGGCAAGCAGATAGAGATTAAATCTGGGTGGACTTATAATAAAAATGGAAAAGATATGAAATTACAAAGGCTAAATGAAACTAAATGGTCTTCTACAAGAGATTGTGGTGAAGAACTTATTGTATTAATTGATAAAAAAGAGATTTTGGGCTTTGTTAAGGGTCAATAACAGTTTTTAAAATCTATTTATAGATATAATTCTTTGTAGCAATGCCAGGTCAATATTTTCAGCCCATAAGACGAATCTTTTTAAACCTTTCTGGTGGCACAGTCACTGGAGATACTGTCTTTACACAGGGTGTATATGCATTGAATTTATCGGGAGACACAATTTATTCAGGAGGTACAAATCTTACGGATATAATTTTACAACTATCAACTGGAGCTACATCTAGGATAACAAGTGGTTCCTTCCTTCCTTTAACAGGAGGAACAGGCGGTCAATATTATTTCACAGGAAATACTACTGGGCAAACTATATATTTAGAAAATGATTTAATACCAATTACTGATAATAGTTCTTCGCTTGGTACAATAATTAAAAGATATAGAGATTTAAACACAGTAAATGGTATAGCTGTAAATTTTACAGCAGAAACAAGGATTTCAACTGTTGAGTTAAAATTAGGAAATACAATTATAACTGAAGACAACATAATACTATCTGGAAACACCTTATATGGTGGAAATTGGTAAAAAATAAAAAAATAAAACATGGCTTTAAGAAATGTACGTATAACATTAAGAGACAGACAAACAACTGGTGGTTTATTACCAGCAGATTCTCAGTTTGGAGAACCGTTTATAAACTTATATGATGGAATTTTAAAATTCTCAGGAGTCACTGGTGGCTCTTATGAAACAAATACACAGTCAGGTGTATTTGAGGTTGGCTCTGTTCTTTACAATCAAAGAATAAGTAATCGTTTAAATATTAATAATAATTTTCTAATTAGTGGGGATACTGGTATTATAAGTACATATGGAGGACTTGTAGGCGCATCACTAAGTGGGAAGTTTTTAAGTGGAACAACTGCTGGTTTAGTTTTGGCAAATATTTCAGATATTCAAGGTGTACAAGTTTATGTACAAAGTGGAAGAAATATTATAACAGGAGGAACATCAGCATTACCTACAATAAACCTAATAGACTCTCCTTCTGTTAACAATATTACTTTTTCAGGTACATCAACTGGTGGAAACTCTATTGCAACAAATGTATCAGCAACTACATTTTATTCGGCTGCAACAAATCTTGAGACTATAATTTATAACGTTGTAGCTTCTGCAGGTCCAAATACAGCTGTTCAACCAGGTTCAAACATTACAACTGGTGGTACTGCTGCAGCGCCTGTAATTAATCTT